TGTTCACTATATACACCAACTCTTATTTTATATGGAAACTTGTTAGAATAAGAAGAGTTGATTTGCTAGTGTAAGAAGAGTATTGATTTGCTAGTGTAAGAAGAGTATTGATTTGTTATTTATAAGCTAGGTTTATGCTGGTTTATAAATAATTTATTTTATGTTTAATGCGTTTGACATTTATTTAATGCTTTAATGCTTTTTGGACTTTCCTCCTCGCTTCTTGGTAGACCTCTTCTTCTTGTGCGTCTTTCCGTGAGCGGCAGCGGCAGCGGGCTTCTTGTAGGTCTTACCAGCAACCTTTAAAACGTCTTTCAACATGACGACTGTACCGCGTGCCTTGGACTTCATCTCAGCCATTGTCTTCTTAACGTGCTCTCTCCATGCGTTTGCCATTTTATATATATATTTACATATATAATAAAAAATTGAAATTTAGTTATTCATTTATTCTTATGTATCAATCAATTATCAATTATCAATATTAATATTAATTATGTCTAAAGTTATTTTAACGCGGTATCTGTATTTATTCGACGAAGTCGGGTTATCCTTTATATCGAGTCTTCTCAAAGCACAAACGCTGAACGAGTCGTACTTTTGGATTTCAGAACTTTATTTATCCGGATTTATAGAGCAAAGCTGGGATTTGATTTGGTTCGTTTATTACGACTTTTACTATACACTGAACCCTCAATTTGAATCCTTTATTTCTAAAAAAGCCGCAACTGGCGACTTGAAAAGTATCTTAACGGTGGTTAAAAATTTGTTTAAGATGTCATCTTCGTCTGAAGTATTTATTACACGGCAATATAATAATAACATTAAAGATATTACACATATTTTCAAGGGAAAGAAACCGAATTGGCTATTATCAATACCGAGTAAGTATCACGGATTGTTTCGATTTATCGACAAGAAACTATATCATTTCGCGGTTTCTTCTTTACCAGATGTGATTGAATCGGATTTATTTCAAGCTATTCAAACTTATTTCAAAATAACAGACGAAGAACGATTATTGTTTCAAGGAGGGTTTACATTTGCTGATGTTGATACTGATACTGGTACTACTGATATTGGGGGGCGCAATCAATACACAAATGTCGTTCACAAGATATGGGCAATTATTTGTTTACTAATGTTTAATCCACAATACATTCAATTTGCTGCGACCAATAAAAAGAAAATCTACATTGCTTGTGGTGACGGGGAATACGATGAAATTATAAAGCATCATACCGATCCCATTCCGTTGAACAAAAATAATGGTCCACAGAATTATAAAACGCTGGAAGTAAAGAGATTATACACGATTGATCCATTATGTGCCTCGTTTAAATTGATGAGAGAAAATGTACCGGACATGAATACATGCTATTGGTATCATTGGGAATATTATGCCAACATGTGCCCTCTTTGGGCTGATCGTTTTAGTCAATATAATATTACAATTGATGATGAATCGGCAAAAATTACATTCAATGATGACGACCAACTTGAAGACTTTTACTCGAAATATGGGTATGAACCAGATGAGCAATCAAATGAAACGGAAAGCAAGCGTATTATTAAAATGGCTAATCATAACTGGAAAAAATGGTATGAATCTATCTTTTCACAAAAACCAATATATGAATTTAATGAGGATTTTCGATTTAGTTATTAGTTATAAATTATAAATTATTAGTTATAAATTTAAATAACAACCTTTATATTAAAAAAAATTGAAGATTATTAATAATATAATATTTTTTATATATTATTAGTTAAGATGGTCAAGAATCTAAAAGGTGGAAGTAAATCTAAGCAAATTGGGCGTAAATTCGTTACTGCTCCGGTAGATAGAAAAGTACGATTAATACATGAAGAAGGTGAATTATATGCGGTAGTAACCAAGCTACTCGGTAATGGTATGTTTACCGCAAATGATATAGAAGGTAAAGAACGGTTAGTTGTCATGAGAAATAAATTTAGAGGCAAGGGAAAAAGAGATAATGCCGTCTCGCTAGGTTCTTGGGTTATGATTGGCGAAAGAGGTTTCGAGACTGGAGCCAAACCTAAATGCGATTTGCTGGAAGTATATACAGATATTGAAAAACAAAAACTAAAAAAATCTGGTAATCCTATATTCTTGTTACTTAAAAGTGAATATGATAATGCGGGTGAATCTAGTAATGATGATGGAATTACCTTTTCAAACGGCGATACTGAAAAATACAAAGAGTTGATTGCGGCGGTAGCAGAAGCCTCACAGTCAAGTGAGGATGATGATGAGGACAGTGATGATGCGGTTGGCGCAAAGACTGTCGCTAGTGCTAGTGGGAAAGTTGGTGGTGGCGGTAAAGCTGGCAGCAGTTCAAAGACTAGTCGTATTACACATTCAGTCATTATGGACGAGGGCGATGAAATTAATGTGGATGATATTTAGGTTAGATTATTCATCGATGCGTCTTTCAAACTATTTATAATGGCCTCATTCAAATCTGCTTCTTCAGACATATTTCCTATATATGAATGAGGCACGGTATTAAGCACTTGATTTCTACCAAATGGGTGAACTATGTTTCTACCAAATGGGTGAATTATATTTTCCAAAGAACTCAACGAATTTAAAAATTCATTTCTAGCTGAATACAAATTTCTATCTGCGTTATTGGATAATGATATATCTTGATAATCCTTATTTTTTATTTCAACACTGTCAAATTTATATCTACATATTGGGCATTCTGGCCGTTGAGTTTCTAGCCACTTTTCTACTGTACCGTTTCTAAACCCATGTTTACATGGTAATACTGTTACTTCATCACCTTCTTTAAAATCTTCTTGGCTAATTGGACAATTATCATTCGAGCAAACATTTTTTGTATATGTTGTTCGCGTTAATAACTTCATTCCATCACCAGATATTACATTTTTATATCTGTTTTCTTGATTCAACGAGGCGTTTAATATATTGGGCTGGTCTTGATTTTCTAGTAGAAAATTACCTAATAGATATCGACGAACTATGTTTTGAAAATACCCGTTTACGTGTACATCTTCGTTTAATTCTTCATATGATTCTTCGTCTAATTCTTCATCCAATTCATCTAACTCTTCATTTGGTACAATATCTGATTCTACCATACGGTTATCTGATTCTACTGTAAGGTTTACATTTTGCTCGGATTCAATTTCATACTCCATTTCATAGTCCTCATCATATTCTATATCATCATTGTCTATAGTATCATCTACATGATAGTCGTCGTCATAGACCTCACTTTCATCCAAAATTATAGTAGTAGCATTATGATTTTCTATAATTTGTTCAAACAAAGCATTTGAACTCGCATCATTAAAAGTATTCATATTTATCTATATGAATATTTTTTTAAACTTTATTTATAGTTGATTATTTATAAGTTGATTAGTTTACTAGGGATTCCAATACATTGTATCTGTCCTTATCCAACATTTTTGTCAACATGCCCCAAGGTGTCACATCTCTTAATCCAGTCATTCCATCTTCCATAAATGAATTCAATAACATTGGACTATATCCAGATAACATTGTTACATTATTTTGATATGATAATTCTGGAAATCCGTTTGTACTTCTCAAATTCCAAAACAATATATGTGGCATTTTATATCCCGTTCCGCAAATTTCTACTCCAGCATCATGAAATTTCTTTACTAGTATTTGTCTTACGGTTTGTCTTGCGGTTGCTGCTTCGGTTTCTGTTACTGCTCCTCCTCCTCCTCTGTATTGGCTTCCACAGCTGCTATCATTAGGACCACATGTATTACCCATGTAACGACTTCCACAGCTGCTATCATTGATGTGAATTGGGTTGTTGAATTCGTCATTCTTTTCAGCCGCATCAAACTGCATATCCGAGAATACAACCAATACCAAATTCTCCACATCATCCGCAGCCAACTTGTTAACCTTTATTTGATTTAATATGAGCTCCATTGCCTTGTGAAAATTGGTATTCATTCCCCATCCGGCTTGTCTAACTGTATGTACTTCATCTACAAAATCTTTACAATTATCCAAATTTATCCAAGTAGGATTCGCATCAAATGTCATGATTCTTTTTCCCAATTTTGATTTCTCTGCGACACGAATTCCTAGACCCATCGCACTATAAAGGGGTTGACTGTTTTCGGATTCCATGGATCCAGATGTGTCTACCATAGCAATCATATTTTCCAGTGACTTTGTATCCTTGCTATTATTTTTCCAAGCTTCGTTTATAATGAATCGCTCACTCTCATGATTACTATTTTTATCGGTAGTATAGCTATCAGATGTGTATTTTAATTCAATTGCGGCCTTTACAAAATCAATCATGCTTGTTCGCCTTCCCTTTATTTCTTTTGTCCCATTCTTTACTTGATCAATATATTGTAATAAATGTTGTCGGCATATGATTCTATCATTATCGTGTAAACCTTTCTCATTTAAAAATGCCTTTCGCTGCTTCATCATTGTAATACTAGTTACATTGTCAAAATCAATAGCTTTCCACACTTGACTACATTGTTTAATCTGGACTGTATCAATATACCGATTCAATCTACTTACAATTTTTCTATAATATGTTTGGGCCTTATCTGTCGCGCGCTTTGTCCAACCCAAGTGACCATAGTGTTCGAAATAATCCATGGCTAGAATTTTATGTATCCACCCAAATTTCTTACTCTTTTCACGAGGTATCCATTTGGCAAGAAGAGAGCATGATTTTGTATTATTCATAGACTCAATGTCTTCCTTTAATTGTTTATTGATTACGGCGACTAATTCGGGAGGACATGCGTCTAATTCATTGAATAAATACTTCATATCTTTCCAGCTACCCATTGGCTTTTGACTGGATACATTTGGCATACTTGCGCCTACAAAAATACACATTAAAGAGGCGCACATTTCTCTATAGGCTTCGATTTCCGCAAGTTCGCTGATAATCGCAATACTGAGAGCATATTCCCCCTTTCCCTCTTCTATATCACGTGTATGAGCAAGTAACTTTATCAATATTTTTCGTTCGTCTAATGAACCATTCTTGAAACAAGTAGTAAATTTTTTTGCTAGTTCATGGCGTTTTTCTATATCAGTTGTTCTCACCAATTGAAAACTTAGCTGTAGTATCTGCTCTTGCTGGATTTTGCTCCATTTATACTCAATATGATTGTTTTCACCATATTGAATATTGTTCATCTTGTCCAATGCCGATACTAATGCTGCCATTGTAATGTATAACATACTTTCATTGTTATCTTTAAATGTATTTTATATATTTCATTAATTCATCTGCTCTACCGTTTTCTCCGTCTCGTTTTTTTATCCACTATATTAAATCTCACTCGTTTAGTATTTGCCATTTTTGGTTTTCCATCATTGATGTCCTCTGTATAAATTATATACATGTTGTTTACTGACTGAAGACAATTTACACTGGATTGTAAGTCATAATCATCTATATTTTTAAGGATTGTCATAAAATCATAATTATCTGAACCGTGTAAAAAGTTTCTTAATTCCTCGTGTTTTAAGGTAATGTTATATATCAAAACACTAACTAGTTTATATTTTATTTTGTCGATCTTTTCATTTTCCTTTACTAATTGTACCAATTCTTCCCTTGTGATTTTATTTTCTGTTCTCAAAAACAAGACCTTCTCACTGATTTTTTCAATTTCTTTATTCTTATTTACATATAAAAAATCTACTTTTATCGACCGTGCCTTTTCTGGATAAAACATGGTGTAATAGCGCTCTTCATTTTCGAAATCCTTTATCCAATCTACATCTATGATTTCATTTTCTTGATCACTACTTTCTTGGTCACTATTTTGGTCATATTCTTCATCACTATATCGGTCACGGTCCATTATTTAATTTAAATATATTTTCATTTTAAATTAAACGAATACTCGTTCTCATAATAATCATATTCTTTCTCTTACATTCTAATCACTTATATATTCAGTATCTACATCCTCTTCGGTTTCGTCGTATTCTTCCTCATATATAAATTGTTCTGCGTATTGTTCATATTCCATGCGATCTAGTTTGGCTATAGCTAAATCATCTAATTTACCGTATTCTTCAAAATATCTATCCGATTCTTTTTCTAGTCTTGCGTAGTATTCATTAATATTGTTTGCCATTTCGTATAACTCTGTTTCATCCTCTTCGTACTTTATTCTAAACAGTTGCTCGGATGAAAAAGTTTCTTCCCAACTTTTATACCATCTTGTGCCATTTCTACTATATTCTGTGTTGCCGTGTGGAAATATAAAACTAGATGCTTGGTTTTTAACACTTGTATCTGATCCGACGTATGGATACCAGCTATTTGGAAATTGTTTTTGCCTTACTAACATTGGACCTATCCAATTCACGCCTCGCCAATACTTGGGATCGGATTGGTTAATTAAATCAGCATTTTTCTTATCCGCCTCTTCTCTTTTTTTAATCGCTTGTAACCAACATGATTCTTTGACTGGAGGAGGTTGTGTAGGTTGAGGAGG